GGAGGAGGTATATTAGCAAAAGCAATTAGTGCAGCTAGAGGTACAGGGTCACCACCTACATTTAAGTTTGGAAGAGTGGTTGATGTTGTATTGGACGAATCTAGTGCGTTTTGGGATGAGTTTGGTAGATCACAAGCTATCAACGGTATTAAGTATAGACCATTAGATCAAGCATATTTAGAAGATGAAGATGCTGTTCTACCTTTCGCATACTGTGCCAACCCTCAACATATAAACATACCTCTAAAGAACGAAATTGTAATAATAGTTAGTCTACCATCAGAAAATAGAGCAGCTAATTCTTTACAAACAAAACACTACTGGTTATCAGTTGTTAATATTTGGAACCACCCTCATCATAATGCTTACCCAGATACTTTACAAAGCGGTACAGGTAAAGCAGACCTTGGAGAAGATTTTAACGAAGTAGATACTGTCGCTCCCTTACAGATTTTTCCTGGTGATACTCTTATATCCGGTAGACATGGAAACACTCTAAGATTAGGTGGCACTAAGCATCAATACAATACACTAACAGACGACAGCAATAACGGTAAACCTTTTACTATAATTAAAAATGGTATGAAGGAACCTGATGATGGTACAGCTTTATCGACTGAAGATATAAATGAAGATGGTTCATCCATTTACATGGTATCTGATCATACAGTACCATTAGAAGAAGCTAATGTAAAAGCTGAAGCATGGTTAGATCCAGCTGATGTAGCAGGTACATATAAAGGTGACCAGGTACTTATTAATGGAGGTAGGTTATTTTTTAATGCTAAAGAAGAAGGAGCATTTATTGCAGCAAAAGAATACATAGGGTTAGCTTCTAAAGGCATACATATAGATGGAGAAGATATGGTATCGTTAGATGCCAAAAAAATATATTTAGGTTCAACTGCACTTAAGAAAGAAGACGAACCATTACTACTAGGTCAAACAACTCAAGATTGGTTAACCACTTTAGTAGATAATTTAGATACACTATTGCAGACACTATCTAAACCAGGTCCACCACCGGTGTATGTTGCAAAAGCAGTTGCTACATCAACAGCACTATTAGGAGGTATCAAGCAGTTAAAATCACAGATTAAGTTACTATCATCTAAAAAAGTATATACTGAGTAATGGCATACGTAAATATAAAAGAAAGTAACATAGTCAATGCTGTAGCCAAACAGGTAGGTGCAGTACAGGATATAGCTACACAGAAAGTCTATGAGTTAGTAAATGACTCTATACAAAAAGTGAGAAGAGAAGCTTGCCCTGTTCTACCAGAAGCAATAAGGTTACAACAAAGAGTAAACACCGTTCAAGGTAGTATTGGTGCTATTTCAGCAAGAATAAACAAGTTCAATAGAATAGCTCAAACAATACTTACACTTATTACTATATTCAAAATTATTAAAGCCTTAGTACTCAAGTTACCTATACCGCAAGCAGTACCTCCTGGTATCGGTTTACCTGTAGGGTTCTCAATGATACAGACAGACTTTTTACATAAGTTCAAAGAGAAGATTAAACAAGGAGGAGATGATGCTAAAGGTATAGTAGAGGTACTTAAGAGTCCTGCTGACAATATTAAAATGTATACTAAGATTTTAAAACGTGTCAACATAGTAACTAACGGATGTAGGTTAGAAGGAATACTTAGAAGAGAAGTAGCAAGAGGAAGAATAACGATGGAAAGGTTAAAAACGCTAGGCATTGTAAGATCAAACAGATTAGGAGAAGATGAATACATTTTTTCTTCATTAGGAGGTAATCTTTTTTCTGATTCCTTACTTACAAGACAAGGTAACTTTTACGAAACAAACTCAGCAAATGGAATTCCTCCATCTGAAAAAGATAAACTAGCAGAAGCTGCTGAAAAAGACTTATTAGATTCTTTAGATAAACTTAATGGAGAAGATAGTCAAGAGTTAAAAGATGCAATAGCAGACATATTTAATTCATTTAAAAGTGAAAATGAAACTGAAGCTATAAGCAACCCAGATAACTTTTATACTGCAGCAAATGGTGAAATTTATAAGTTAAAAATTAAACTAGACCCTAAATCACCACAGATAGCACCTAGAAGATTTGCAGTAGCTATAGACAAGTTTGGGGTAGAAATATTAAAAGGCCCTAAATCCTTTAGTTCTTCAACAAAAATATTATTAGATGAACTTAAATTTAGATTAGATAATCAACTTCCATAACCAAACTATTTATATATATGAAACTCGATCAATTACGTAAAATCATACGAGAAGAAGTAAGAGCCGCAGTTAAGGAGGAGTTACAAGAAGTAATGAATGAAGCTGTGAAAATAGCTTCTGCTCCAACTAAACAGGTATCAAGCACATACACACAAGTACCTAAAGGTCAACCTAAAAAATGGTCCGTAGGTAAAAGTGCTACTTTAGATGAAATGTTACAACAAACAGCTAACTCCATGAGTGGTGATGATGCTAGAAACTTTTCTCAAGGTGGTGTAAAGAAACCTAATTTTGCTTCCTCTATGGGAAGTCAAATGGGTATGACAGAAAATACAGGCCCAATGCCTGGTATAGACATTAGTAAATTAGACTTTGTACAGAAAGCTAAAAGCGTTTATGACGCATCTATTAAAAAAGATAAAGCTAGAGGATTATAATGGCATTTGAAGTTAAAAAGATAGATCCAAGAGACCTACAACCAAGAGTAGCAATTGGCGTTAAACTTCCGTTTAGCGGTAAAGCTGTCTTTAACTCAACTTATACCTCTGCAGAAGCTATAAAAACTAATTTAATAAACTATTTTTTGACAGGTAGAGGAGAAAGGTTTATGAACCCTACTTTCGGTAATGGTTTACAGACCTTACTTTTTGACCAACTGACAGAAGATAAAGTAAAACAAATAGATGCTTTAATAAAAGCTGACTTAGGTTATTATTTTCCTAGAATTGAAGTAGTAAATATTTCTACAGAAGGAATACCAGAAACAAACACAGTTCAATTTGCTTTAAGTTATAAGGTAAAAGATACTAACATAGAAGATGAACTGTCAATTAACTTTGAACAATAATGGCTGAACAACGAGACATAAAATACATAAACAGAGAGTTTTCAGACTTTAGAACGCAACTCGTTGAATATGCTAAACAGTATTTTCCTGATAGCTATAACGATTTTTCACCTACAGCACCAGGTATGATGTTTATAGAAATGGCATCATATGTTGGAGACGTTTTATCGTTTTACCAAGATACTCAATTGCAAGAAACATTTCTACAACATGCTAAGAACCCACAGAATTTATATACCTTAGCGTATATGATGGGATACAGACCTAAAGTCACTACAGCATCAGAAGTAGAATTAGAAGTAACTCAGCAAGTTGACCCTATATCAGGCGGTGATACACCTAACTTTGACCAAGCACTTTTTATTTCTGGAGGTGCTATTGTAGGTTCAACTGATAATAATGACACTACTTTTGTAATAGATTCATCTATAGATTTTAAGTTTAGTAGTTCTTATGACCCTACTGATGTTACAATTTCAACTATAGATGTAGGTACAAACTTACCTTCTGTTTATCAACTTAAAAAGAAAGTAAAAGCTTTTAGTGGGACAGTAAACACTGTAACCGAGGTAATCAACTCAACAGAAAAGTTTAAAACATTAGAGATAACAGATACTAATATTATTAGGGTATTAGACATTGTAGATAGCGATAATAATGTATGGTATGAAGTACCTTTCTTAGGTCAAGATACTATATTTGTTGAAAAGAACAATCAAACCTTATATAACGACTTAGTTAAGAGTTCAGTCGAACTAACAAAGGTACCTAGGAGATTTGTTACAAGATTTACTTCAACAGGAGTACTACAAATACAATTTGGTGCAGGAGTGATTAATGCAGACGATGAAACATTCTTACCAGACCCAACACTACTGACTAAGTTTGGATCTCAAGATCAAGTAAATGCAATTGATGTAGCTTATGATCCTTCAAACGTTCTATTTACTAGAACATATGGTCTATCGCCAAGTAATACTACACTAACTATTAGATACCTAACAGGTGGAGGTATTGAATCTAACGTACCAGCAAATACGGTAACTAACAAAACTTCTATCGGCACATTAACAGCAGCTGATACATCTAAAGAAAGTACATTAGCTTTCAATAACCCATTAGCAGCATCGGGAGGTAAAGATGGAGATACCGTTGATGAGTTAAGAGAAAATGCTTTACGTTCTTTTGCAGAACAAGGCAGAACAGTTACAGTAGATGACTATACAGTTAGAGCAATGGCTATGCCTTCACAATTCGGTGCAATAGCAAAAGCATTTGTTACTAGAGAATTACTAGCTAATTCAGATAGAAGCGTCTTAGATAAAAATCCATTAGCTTTATCATTATATGTACTATCATACGACATAGACGGAAGATTGGTAGTGGCACCTAAAACGTTAAAAGAAAATCTTAAAACCTATCTATCACAATATATGATGGTGACTGATGCATTAGATATAAAAGATGCATTTGTAGTCAATATAGAAGTTAAATACGAAGTTTTAACGTTACCTAATGTAGCTTCAAGAGAAGTATTAACTAAATGTACTAATACTTTAAAAAGTTACTTTAAGACGGCAAAAAGAAATATTAATCAACCGATTAACTTATCTGAACTGTATACCTTACTAGATAAAATAAAAGGCGTACAAACAGTCAAAAATATAAGCATCAATAACTTAGCAGGAGGAAATTATTCAGCATATGCATACGATACAGAAGGTGCTACAAAAGAGAATATAGTTTACCCTTCTTACGATCCATGTATTTTTGAACTTAAATACCCAGACTTAGATATAAAAGGTAGAGTAACAGCAATATAAAATGGCAATATATAGAATTTACCCAGAAAAAGATACCTACATCAACAGTAAACCAACCGTTGCTGGATTGTATGGTAATGCCGGTCTTGATGAAATACTTGAGATAGCAGGATACCCGGACCCTACTGATGCTGCTATAGGTAGAACAAACAGAACTCTTATTCAGTTTAGAACTACAGACATTGCCAATGCAGTTGATAATATTATAACAGGTAGCATATCAGCTAGTATACATCTATCTTTAGCTAATGCTAGTGAATTACCTGCTTCTTATACAATAAATGCATACCCTATTTCTCAATCATGGACTAACGGCACAGGAAGAGGGAGCGACACACCTGTTAATAGAACAGGGTGTAGTTGGCAACATAGAGGTGCAGGTACAAACACTTGGGATAGTTTAGGAAGTGATTTTATATCTAACGGAGTTTCCGGAAGTATAACTAACGATCTAACATCAACTCACGATTTAGATATAGACGTAACTAACATAATAAGCTCTCACTATAGTTCAAGTTTACCTAATAATGGTATACTGCTTAAGTTAGAAGATGCTTATGAAAATTACACATCACAATCTATTTCGTTAAAGTATTTTAGTGCAGACACCAATACAATATTTCCACCATATTTAGAATTTAAGTATGATGATTCTTCATACTCTAGTACATTAACAGAATTAGATACCGACGTAGCTACCGTTTCTATAAAGAACAACAAAGAGAAATACTCAGACTCAGATATAGTAAAATTCAGAGTATCAGCTAGACCTAAATATCCGACTAGGACTTTTACTACTGGCTCTATTTACTTGACAGAATACAAACTACCTCAACAAACATATTACGGCATTAAAGACGAATTTAGTGGTGAAATGATAGTAGATTTTGATACTGCTTATACTAAAGTAAGTGCTGACAACACTAGTAGTTACTTTAATATTTATATGGATTCATTTCAACCAGAAAGACATTATAGATTACTTATAAAGTCAGTTATAAACGGAAGCACTGTTGTTTTCGATAATAAAAATATTTTTAAAGTAGTAAGACATGGCTAATGAAGTTAGAATTAAAAAATCTGTCTACAATAAGGATGAGTTTAAAAAGGTAGTCGATACTGAATTTAAAACTTTTACCCAACCTGTTGCTATAGAAACTGATCTTACAGTTGCAGAACTGTTCGAACAATATAGAAAGCTATATTATGAAATACCTTTACAAGGTAATGATTCACATACTTTTTTAATAGAAGAAAGCTCAAAATTAGTTGAGTTTGAAAAAGATACAGAAAATATTCAACCTTTATTAGATGAAATATCTTCACTAAGAGAACAAAATCAAGAATTAAACCAGCAACTGTTTGATATAGAGTCACAACAAACTAACACAGATCAATAGGTGAGTAAGTATACATACAATATTAACAGTTTAGACCCATCTGTTGTTGAAGGCACTACAGGAGTACCAGAATCTGAA